GAGAACTCCGAGTCAAAGGTCGCTATAATTGACTGGGAAGTATTCCAGGATTTAATTAAAGGAAGCGAATATGAAGCTTAAATTTTGTTGCGATAAACTATCTGGTCACAAGAGTCTTGGTATAAACCTTGATCATGATGAATTCGCTATTGGTGTAAATCTTATATTTTGGTTTGTTGGGATTGCAAAAGTTTATCCACCATATCAAGCTTTAGTTAAAACAGAGGATCTAAGAAAGGATATTTAATGCCAGATATTATTGTTGACCCTGAAGTTCTTGCAGCGCAGATGGGTGATAAGTCAGAAGAGTTTATTAAATGCTTGGGTATTGTCCAAGACATTATTGAGAATCCACAAGATTATATTGGTATGCAAGCTATCAAGTATGCAAACATCTTGGCTGGGTATAGAACGCTTATGATTGTGAAATCACAAGCCTTTAAAAGAAGATCTACTATTATGAGCGAACAAGATAAGTTTGTTAATGATATTTGGAAAACAATGTACGAAGCACTAACTGAAAACATCAATGCCTTAAAACTGGCAGCAAAGGGAGTAAATTAAATGAAGGCACTAAAGCAATTAAGAACACCGAAAGCGGTAGCTCCCGAAGGTGGTGAGGTTGTGATGAAGGATTTAGTTGAGGCTATCAATGATCATCTTGCTCTTAGAAATACAACAAACTTTAAGAAAGTCAATGGTTTCCACCCTAGTTACACTAATCAGTGCGCTAGGTATTGGTATTACATGTTTGAAGGGGCAAATGTAACACCTTCATTTAGCTCTCAGACATATCGTATTTTTGATAATGGACATGCTGTTCATGAAAGACTTTATAGTTATCTCAGGGATATGGGTATTCTAATTGCTGAAGAAATTAAGGTAACTCATACAGATCCACCAATTGAAGGTACTGCGGATGGTATAATTAACTGGTATGGTGAAAAACTAATTGAGCTGAAATCAATCAGTCAAGAAGGTTTTCATTATAGACAATTACATAATAAACCAAAAGATGAACATTACCGACAAGCCCAGATTTACATGGAATGCCTGAACCTAGATTCTGGCTTTGTAATTTATGAAAACAAAAACAATCAAGAGATTCTCCCTATCTTTATTGAGAGGGATCAACCTTTTATTGACAAATTATTTAAAAAGTATAGGAAATTCTATGGCTCGTATTTGAGTCAAGAAATTCCTGTCCAGCCTTACAAGAGGACATCGGCTAACTGTAACTCTTGTGATTTGGCTGCTCTCTGCTGGGCAGAAGGAGTACAGGATTATGAAGGAAAAGGGGAAGAGCCCTTCTAGATTTAATTTATGTGAACGGGTAGATGGCTAGTGACGAGCATAGGATTTGTGCATACGAAGAGTGCGGAAAAGAATTCTGTGCAAAAGTTTACAATGCCATCTACTGTTCCGCAGAATGTAGAAAGATTGTAACAAATAGAAATTTATTGGCAAGCTATTATGAAAAAAAAGCTAATAAAAATAAAAAAAGAACTTGTAAGACAAAAAATTGTAAAACTATTTTATCAAGGTATAATAAAGAAACTATTTGTGAATCTTGCAAAAGAGAGCGCTATGTAAAAAGACTTGTCTCCTGGGGCTGGTCAGAAGACAATGTTAGGCGTGGTATGGAATGAGTGTGAGATCACTTGTTTCATCAATTAAATCTGAGCGAATTGTTGCTATAGACCCATCCTCGCATTCTCTTGCTTGGGTTATTTATGATGTAACCCTAGACAAGATTGATCTCGTAGCGAATGGTAAAATTGATTATAGAAAAGATAAAGATGTTTCACTTAAATTCAAAGCTATTGATACTGGCTTGAATGAGATAATTAAGGAGTACAGACCTAAGAATGCGATTATTGAACAATCTATTTATGTACAAAATTTTGAAACGAGCAGGATTATCTCGTATGTTATTGGCTACAGTTGGGGAGTACTCAGCGCTGGAGGCTGCCTGGTCTCGGATGTCAACCCGTTGATGTGGAAGTCTGGTATCGGATATAAAAATCTTTCAAAGAAGGATACTGAAGCATTTAAAAATGATGGCGAGAAGGGTTCTCTCCAGATTAAGCAAAAGAACGAAAGAAAGAAAAGAGTTCGGAATATCGTAAGTAAATATTTTGATAAGGGCGACATCGGTATTGACGATGATGATATTATAGATGCTGCAGGGATTGGATTATGGTTTGCTTTAAAGAAGATACAGGGGTCTGTTAATGGCTAATGAACCCTATAAAGATAAATCTTTTCTTTATGAAATGTATGTTCAGAGAAGAATGAACCTTACCGATATCTGCAAGCATTTGAAAGAAAGTTATAATATTGAGGTTACTCCTCAGGCTATTTATAACTGGGTAAAGAAATACGATTTGCTTAAGTTTAGAGGAAAAGGAAGAAGTCTCACAACAGCTGGTCCTAAAAGAGAAAAGTCGGCGGCTCAAGTTGATGCTGAGAAGCGTAAAAGAGAATTGCGTAAGAGAAGTGAATTGCAAAGAAAAAGGATGGGAAGATGAGAAGAAGTGTAACAGCAAAAGACATTTATACATTTGCAAAGCTTGATATGGTGTATAACCAAGTAAGAGTTATTGAAGCCAAGCAAAATGAAACAAAATACAAGTGCCTCGGCTCTGGCGAGTGTTGCCATATCGGACTTGTTATTCATATGACAGAGTGTGCAAATATTGCTTTTAAATTAAGACAGCAATACTATCTTTACTGGGAAGACAAGGGTAAGACTTTTGCTGATGAGTGGATTGATGGCGTAGTTGAAGATTTGAAGAAAGCAATGTATGATGAAACCTGGCAGCCTGGCGGTGAGTCAAAGCAATTCTGTGCTTTCTACAAAGGTGGATGTACCATCTATGGTTACAGACCAATGGTGTGCAGAACATTTGGCACTATCTCCACAGTAGATGACTATTGCCCAAGAATTAGAAATGCTAACGGCTCAATTGATTATTTCACTGGTGACACTGTAAGAAAGGTAATTATGCAGTTCCAGGATTTGCTCAAAGAGTATACAAATGGAAAAGATCTAGGCTACAACATGACTGTTTATATGCCATTAGGCGTTCTTAGCTTCATGCTTGAGCCAGAAGAATTGATTGAACTAGAAAAGACAACTGATTCCAAATTCTGGAAGGGCGTTGAAGGCTGGTTTAATTACAGAGTTCAGTTTACAAAAGAGCATGGTTATGACTATGACACTCTCAAGAAAGAAGCTGACGCTGTTAAGGTAGAGCTAAGATTCCCTCAACACGATCCAGTTGAATAATGATTGTATGGTCAGATAATCAAGCTGCATCGGTAAGTGTTGGCTATGGCTATGTTCCAGATAACCTGTACGGTCAAATCTCAAAGAGCGATTTGCCAATAAGAAAGAATAACTCTACTGCTCCGTCAGAAATTCAGACCTTACTTGATGGTTTCTCATTTGGTTATATGACAACCAGAAAGTCTTATGATGAAATCGTCATCAATCACTCAATGCCAGAATTTTTTATAGAATCAAGCATATACTCAATTGGGCTTACATACTGGGAAACAAATAAGCTACCAGATTCATGGGTTGTTGATTGCAATAGAATGGATGAGGTTTGGACTACATCTCGTTTTATGCGTGATGTATTCATAAATTCTGGAGTGACTGTTCCAGTATATGCTTTTAACCTCGGTGTTAATCCAGACATATTCTTCCCAGTAAAGCGACATCCACATACTCCATTTACATTCTTAAGCATTGGCTCTCCTTCAACCAGAAAGAACTCTCAGACAGCTGTAGACGCTTTTATAAAGGTGTTTGGCGGTAAGGAAGGGTATCGCTTGATATATAAATCAAACGGTCCTCCAGATGCCAGGAGTATCAGTAATGGTATGAAGGATCGGTTATCTCATCCACAAATAGAAATAATTGACTGGGAAGTTAGCACTGAGGAGCTAGGTCGCATTTATGATTGCGCTGACTGCCTATTGTACCCAACCAGTGGTGAAGGGTGGGGTTTGATTCCATTTCAATCTATAGCAAAAGGTATTCCAACCATTTGCACTAACGCAACAGCGTGTGAAGAGTTTGCGGATATGTCTATTCCTCTTGATTATGAGTGGAGTAATGAAAAGATGAGTGGTATATACGAAGGCGCTGGATTATGGGCAAAGCCAAATTTTGATGATTTATGTGATAAAATGTTATATGTTGTAAACAACTATGAAGAAGTGTCTAATAAGACATTTGCTTCTGCCCAGTATATTCATGAGAATATGACTTGGGAAAAAGTTTCAAAGGACTATGTAGATAGATTATGGCAGATATTGAAGTATTCAAAGGAGAAACTCTCCTAGACGAGTTAAAGAAAGTTGAAGAAGTTGGTTTGCTCTATGTAAAGGGCTATACTTATTCTGAAATAGCAACTCTTCTTTCATTGCCTATTGATAAAACAAAAAATCATGTAAAAGAGTACAAGAAGATTCTTAATCGCCAGGCTGAGGATGATCCATATTTTCTTGAGAAGCTGCAATTTAATACAATTAAAGCGCTGCAAGAGTTTGATCAATTAAGCAAAGAAGCTTGGGAAACAGTTAATATTGCAACCGATCATGGAATGATTCCTGCAAGAATTCAAGCAATTAAACTTGCGGGTGAATTAGCTACTAAAAAAGCACAACTGCATAAACTATTAACTGGCAATACGACTGACAACCAGTACATTGCAAGAATGCAGAAGGCAGAGAATGTGAATCAAATTCTATCCAAAGTGCTGCGTGATGTCATTGGTCTACATCCAGAAATTGCAAATGAGGTTCGTAAAGAATTAGAAATCGCATTTGAAATTATGAATGCGGATGCATAGTGATGACCGATACCCCTACCATAAAGGTTTATACAATGAGACCCCTTTTGACCCCTCATAAAGGTTTTAAAAACTCAGATCAACCAATATCTCAAGGTGGTGATCAATCATGAGCGAATTCATGGGGATGAATCTTGAGCTAAAAGACTTTGATCGTCTTTTGCGCCAAGATGATCTTATAGAAACTCCTGTTGATATTCAAACATTTGTACAAGATAAAGAATATTTAGGTTTACCTCCGCTTTCTGATATTCAATTGGAAATCGTAAGACATTCTACACAAATTTTTAAAGAGCGTACATTGATTGCGATTTATGGAGAAGAAGAAGGAAAGAGATGGTATAAAGAATATACAGATAATGAAGTTATTTGTATGCTCGGTAAAGGTTCTGGAAAAGACCATTGTGCAAGAATATCTATGGCGTATACAGTATATCTAATTCATTGCCTTAGGGATCCATTAATTTATTACGGTAAGGCTCATGGTGTTTATATAGACTTGCTTAACCTTGCTGTTAACGCTCAACAAGCACAAAGAGTATTCTTTGAACCATTTAAAAACTTATTGTTAAGATCTCCTTATTTTAACAGAGTTGGATTTGAACCAAGAGTATCAGAAATATTTTTCTTTTCACGCCCTGTTAGATGTTTTTCTGGTCACTCTGAATCTGAAGGTTGGGAAGGTTATGAAGTAATGACAATCATTTTGGATGAAATTGCAGCTTTTAAAACTGATGCGGAATTGCGTGGAGAAACGAGATCAAAAGGATCTGCGTCTGCAATTTATAATATGTCTAAGCTTTCTATCATGTCTCGTTTCCCAGAAATAGGTAAAGTAATTCTTTTGTCTTTCCCTCGTTATAAAGGTGACTTTATTCAACAGAGATATATTAATTCTAGAGAAAAGAAAGAACCAAAAACTTGGTCAATTAAAGCTGCAACATGGGAAGTTAATCCTACGATTAAGCGTGAGCAATTAGAATCGGAATATGTTAGAAATCCTGTTGAAGCTAGAAGTCGTTTTGAATGTGAACCTCCAAACATGGAAGATGCTTACTTTAGAGATCCAGATCTGGTAAGGAAAGCGTTTATGTATGGTGAAGACCCAATTGATGAGAATGGTAATTTTAAAAATTGGTTTAATAATACTGATGGTCAAGTTAGATTTATTCATATTGACTTGGCATTAAAGCGAGATAGAGCTGCGCTTAGTATGGTGCATTGTACTGGATTAAAAGAGGTTAAAACATTAAATGGTGTTGAACAATTGCCAGTAGTTAATGTTGATCTTGTTTATTCATGGGAAGCTTCTGTTAACAAAGAAATTAACTTTGCTTCAATTAGACAAATGATTATTGATTTGTGTAGGAAATTTG